ATAAATATGTTATGAATTTAAAAAAAGAGGTTGATTTTAGAGAAAATATTGAACTGAAATCAAAGGGATTTTTCCCCTTTAAATGGTTTTTAATACTGTTGAGGTTCTAAAGAGCATGTAAAAGGGTAAGACTTTGGGTTTTAAATAGGTAGTTACGCTCTATTAATTTTTAAGTTAAGAATTGGTTGGCTACCTTTTTTTAAAATCCTATATTATATACCCCTTAAATATTATACTTCTCGACTCTTATAGAAAAAATAGTAAAAAAGTAGCCAATTCGAGGGAAACCCCCGAAAAATAGGCGTTTGGAGTGGCTACCTTTTTGAAAAAAGTGGCTACCTTTTTGGGTAAAAAAGTAGCCAGTTTGATAATGAGTGTCATTATGGCAACCTTTTGGCTACTTTTTAAGGTTTAAAAAAATAGCTTAAAGTAGAGCAAACTACCGAAAAATAGGCGTTTGCGTTGGCTACCTTTTTTAGCTTAAAATCCACTAAAAATAAAATATTAATTTTGGGGGTGTCAAAATTGGCTACCTTTTTTAGTGCAACATAGAGCAAACTACCGAAAAATAGGCGTTTGCGTTGGCTACCTTTTTTTTTCAGAAAAGTAGCCAAAAAGGTAGCTAAGGGGCAAATTAGTTTAAAAGTTTAAGAAAAGTGGCTAAAAATTAATTATTTCGTTTAAGATTTGGAATTGGCTACCTTTTTTTTTGTGCCGTGGCTACTTTTTTTGGTTCTCTGGTTACCTTTTTTTAGCTCAAAAAAGTAGCTACCCCATTAAGCCCCCCGAAAAATAGGCGTTTGCGTTGGCTACCTTTTTGAAAAAAGTGGCTACCTTTTTGGGTTCTCTGGCTACTTTTTCAAAAAAAAACAAAATAAAAGATAAACTCCTATTGACAAACAAAAATTTTTTATGTATAATACGGTTATAAAATAAATTTGAAAAGGATTAAAAATGGCAAAGAGCAGAAAACATGAGTTTGTAATTAAAAGAGAAAACCAATTTGTTGGAAATGATGAGCTTTTTTTGAGAGCTAAATATCAAGTGATTAGCAAACTAAATGAGTATGATAATGCTTTGGATATTTCTCTTTATACAGATAGAGAGATACATAAAAAAATAGAAGAGTTTTATAGTGATATCTTAGCACTTAAAAGAGATAGTTCTAACCCTTTTATTTCTACTAAGATATTTGTGGATAGAGAGTTTAAAATTTCTTTTGGAGTTAGTTTTGCGTTTGGTCATAATAGAGTTACAATAAGTATCACATCACACAGCAAGATAGATATAGAGCCAGTTACTGCGAAAGAGCTAATAGAGGCACAAAACGAAACATTGACTATAACTCCACACTCTACAATGGTGATTGTAGATGGGGCTGATAATGATGGAAGAGGTGGTTATAGCTTGGCTAAACCTTTATTTGATAATAAGACAACTAAATATGTGTTTTTAGATAGAAACAAAGATGTTATAAAATTCCCTTTATGGGTAGAATCAGACAGCAAACTTAATTCCCCGTCCAACAAACTGGTAGAGATGATTAACTCTTTTAGAGGCGATAGTATAATCTTTATAGATATAGCACCAACAGAGGAGCAATATGACAATATTCATGCATCTCAAAAATGGAAGATAGCTATTTACGACCACCACAAATTGAGATATAGTCCAAATGTTAGAGAGTATCATTACGATGAAAAAGAGTGTGGAACCTCTCTATTTTGGTTAGATAGATATAAAAATAACTCTCTCAGACATGGGGAGGAGCTAGTAAAATATATAAAAGATAGAGACCTATTTATAAAGAAGTATAACCCTGATACAGATATTATATATCATGCCGTTAAATTTGCTGATATAGCGTCAGATAACACAATTCTAACAGCAATAAAAGAAAATAGAGTTAATACCCTTATAGGGTTGGGAAAGCCTTTATATGAGGAGTATATAGAAAAAGTAGAGGAGTTATCAAAAGAGTTTACTGTTGGAGTCATTGACGGAGTATCTGCACTGTTTTTTAGAGATGTCCCAAAGATATATCTAAGTGATACTTTAAATGTAGCACTTAAAGCAAATCCAAACATAGAGATAGCTATAAATCAAAACAAGCACCCTGAAAAAGATATTTGGTTTTATGGAGTTAGAAGCATTCAAGGAAAAGCCACAGCATTAGCAGAACTATACGGAGGTGGAGGACACCCAAACGGAAACACAGCAGGGTTTAAAACTACTAAACAGTTATTCTAAATCCTTAATTATCCCTTTTAGAGGGGTATCCTCTCAATTTCTTTTTTACCTACTTTCTTAAACTTCACATTATATAATATCCTCTATGGACTATAACACATTAAAAAAGCTAGAAAAAGAACTATTAAAAAAATTTCCAGACCATATCCCACTAAAAAAAGGGATAAAAAAGAGTGAGTTTGTAAGACTCCAAGGAAATCAAGAAGTTATACTATATATTAGGCTACTAATCGCAAAATTAGAGAAAGAGAGGATATAAAAATGGGTGGCATTTTTTCAGCACCACAACCAAACACTACTAAAATTAAAACCACTTCAGAGCAAGGCTTACAGAGTGTAAACACTTATCAAACCAAGAAGAAGAAAAAAAAGAGCTATCAGAGCCAAATATTTGTTATAGATTTGGATAGTAATAGATGAGAGACCAACGCTATACACAGTCAGGTTTTTTAAAAGACATTGAACGCTATAAAATTGATAGAGAAAGATATATAACAGTGGCTCAAGAGATAGAGAAATACACCCTATCTACACTATCAGAGACCCTAAGAGGCGAAGATATAATTATTAGAAATCAATCCTTAGGAGCTGACTTAGTATCCACTCTAGCTAGTAAATTAGTTAAATCTATCTTTCCTTTTGGGACGAACTTTTTTAAGCTCAATTCAGAGGTTAAAGACGAAACGGCTACAAACCTATTAATAGCACTAGAGGAGCAGATAAGGTTATACGCAGAGGAAAATAATATTAGGGGTTATATGGTTCAAGTAATAGAGCATTTGCTTATTACTGGAAATATTCTTTTAGATTTTACAAACGATTCCCCCTCTTTTTATAGGCTTGATGAATATGTTGTAATGAGGCGTGAAAATGGTGAATGGTATAAGATAATAATAGAAAAACAGATAATTATACTTCCAGATGATAACACACCGTATGTAAAATATATAGAGGGATTAAGCAATAGATACGATCCTACCAGCGTCCCAGATGTTTATCCATTCTATATAGAGATAACTAAGGCTGATGATGGCTACCAAATAAAAGAGTATATAGAAGATTTTGAGGTAATAGAAAAGACTAGAACTGTAAAAGAGCTTTTGCTGTATCCTATCCAACTATACGAGGAAATAGGCTTTAATTACTCTTATGGATATTGCTATAGACATTTAGGAGATTTACAACTATATGATAAATTAGCCGTTGGTATGGGGGATAGTGCAGAGCAAGGGGCTAAAGTATTACATCTTGTAAATCCAGCATCTGTTATAGCCGATAATTTGGAAGAGGTTAGGAACTCCAGAAGTGGAGATTTTATAGTAGGTATGGAGGGTGATTTAGTAGCATATAGCCCACAACAAGTTAATATGAATGTAGTTTATCAAAACCTTGAAAATGTGGAGCGAAGACTATCAGCTTCTTTTTTAAGAGGTGTTGGAGTAATAAGAGAGAGACAAACCACGGCTTACGAGATACAAACCCTAATACAAGAGATGAGCGAAAAGTTTGGAGGCTTTTATATTACAATAGCCCACTCTCTACAAAATCCCGTTTTTGAGTGGCTACTATCTAAAATGAAGATAGACAAAAAGCTAAAAGATGTTAAGGTAGAATTTATTAATGGTATCGGTGATGTCCGAAACCTTGATAAATTAAATAAACTCTCTGCTTTAGTCCCTTTAGAGGCTATATATCAATTAGGAGAGGCACAACAATTTATATCTAGTGAAAAGGTGTTTAGGGCTTATGCTGATGTTATAGGCGTTAATACTGATGAGGTATTAAAAGATAAAGAGGAGATACAAGCAGAAGAGCAAACCCAAATACAAAAAGCGATGATACAACAACAATTAGAAAATCAACCACAACAAGGAGCTAGACAATGAAAGAACTAGAAAAGATGACTAAGAAAGAGCTGATAGACTATATAAAAGAGATAACTAAAAAGAAAAAAGATACTAATATCCCCATTGCTCTATCTAGTGAAGTCTATGACGCGTCTAAGGTTTATAAGGATAGAAAAATAGACCCAAGCCATGGTAAGTATGGAGCAAAATTAAAAAATGAAGAAAAGGAGAAATGGAAATGATTAATACAATAGTGAAAGATTCCTGTTTAATAGTCTATGTTGATAATAGAATAGGGCGTCCATGTTACCCATGCGATGGCACGCAAACTGATGGTGTAGATTACTCTAACCTAGAGCCACAAGGTGTAAAATTCGAATTAAATGGTTGTAGGAAAGTAAATAGAGATGATAAATGTAATGTTAGATTATATAGGGACGATAGATAATGATTTTAGACAGTGAAGAGGTATATCAAGAGCGAGGCAAAAAATATCGTAGCACAGCTAAATTTATGGATAAAAAAAGCTTCATAATTATGGTTAACAGACTTAGAAAACAAGGAAAAGAGGTAGAACAAATAGCGATAGAGCTTGGAGCTAGTAGAGATGATGTAAATAGAGTATTGAAAGGAAAATATTAATGGATAAACAAGGGACACCAACAACTACACAAACAGCACAACAACAAACTCAACCTCAACAAGAACCAATCAATGAACCAACTAATAGAGATAACCAAACAGATATCAAAAGTGATGGGGGGTTTAATTTCCGTAATTTTAAAAGTGTTGAAGACCTTAAAAAGTCTTATGAGGAGTTAGAGAAAACTCACTATCAAAAATTAAACGAGTTCCACCAACTAAAGCAAAAAGTAGAACAGCTAGAAAACCCAAAGAAGAGTTTGAGTGAGATATTAGAAGAGAAGTTATCCTCAAAACCTTATTTAGATGATAATGATAGACAGCAGTTAAAAGAGTTAGGCTATACCGATGAGGTTATAGACATAGTTAAATCCAATATAGAGAGCTCTAAGGCACTAAAAGAGTTAGAGGCTAAACAGAAGACATTAGAGGCTTTGGAGATATTAGGAGAGCAAAAACAAGAGATAGTAGAATTTACTAATGAGTTATTTAGTGGGGATTATTTCTCCGAACAAGAAAAAGCCATGATACAGAATCTAAATGAAAATAATCCCTCTTTACTTGCTAAAATATCCAAGATGTTATATGAGGGTTACCAAGCACAGCCAAACTCACAACTATTCAACCCATATACTCAAAGAATGGGAAGCAGTCAAGACAAATTTACAAGTGAGAAGGAATTACAACAAGCAATGAGGGATCCACGATTTAGCAGTGATAGAGCCTTTAGAGATGCAGTAATGGCAAAGGCTAGAAGAAGTTTTATAGGGAAGAAATATTGATTAGATGAAACTTCAAACAGAATTAAGATTTAGATACTCTAGCACACCTTACGCAGTAGTGTATGATTTTACACCAAATAATCCAATCTTTCCAGACTGTGTAAAAGAGGGAGATATTGGATTTGTAAGGCTGATAGGAAAACTAATTACAAACTATGCAGAAGTTTATCTAGTAGATGTGTTTATAAATGGAAGATGGTATAAGCGGAACCCCCTTTGCCCATCTCTATTTTATGCACCAATCAAAACTCCAGCAATAAAAGACCCTCTTAAGCTAGGGCGTAAGCTAAGTGATGATAGAAAGAAACTAATAGAATTCTCTAGCCCTATCCTTTTAGAAGGTAAGTGGAAATATAAAAATATAAGAGAGGAATATTTTAAGGAAAATATGTTAGACAGGAGAAAAGAAACTATATATGTTACATATATGAGACCAAAAATAGATGGGACATTACCTTTTTTAAGGAGATACAATTTTATAAATTCCCTAAATGTATCTATTGTAGTCCTAAGGGATAATCAGGTGCTAACAGGGAATGCAGTTATCGGGGAAATTAAAGACAACCCACAAAATAATTACTTAGTAGAGCCACACACTTTTGAATACCTATTAGAGAGAGGTATTAATAATATCTGTAAGCTAAACGAAAAAGATAGAATTACTAAGAGTGATGGTAAAGTAGTTTATGGTTCATTGGTGTTTGGAGCAGAAGAACAACACAAGAGAGATAAAGTTAAAAAGGAGGGAAAAAAGAAGTGAACAAAAAAAAAGAAACAGAAATTAAAATACTGGAATTGTCCGCTTTAAGGGCGGGGTTTGCCTCGCTTGGCGTTGATATTGATAGTGTAGATGATGATAATAATTTAATATCGCTGGTTAAAATAGCAATTGCTAATAGTAAGGTAGGTGGCATATATCTCCCCGAAGCATTTAGAAGATGGCTTGTGTCTGATTTGAAATTATTTATATCCCTACTAGATGTTATGTATGAGTTTAGCGATACAATAAATCTAAAAAAAGTGATGAATAATGATATGGATGGTGTATATTTTAAGGTTGATACAGATAAGAAAGAGGTTATTGTTTACCTACAAGAGAGGGAGTTTGAATCCATAAAAAGTCGTTATGAATCGTTAGAGTGCCATAACAGGAATTTGTTAAGAGAGGAATATACTAAATTACATGATGAGTTGGTTGAATCCTTTTATTTAGAACCAAAAGATAGTAATCCAAAGCCCACTACCCAACAATAAAAGATTAAGATAATAGGTTCTATAATATAGCATTGTAGAGCCTATAGGGTAACCTCGCTTTTATTTTTCCATTATCTATTTACCAATGTTATATTTTTCAGAAAGGAACTTAAAATGGCATTTAATACCCAAAACAACAATAAGACCCTCTCTAATGAGGACATACTGCTCTATTTTAGAAATAGAACTATTGTAGCTTACGAGGATAGATTGAAACTAGTAGAGACAATTAACAGAAGCCCCTCTGTTAGTGGGTTAGGTTATAGTTTCCCTTTAGTTGGAAATCCTAACTTAGCAGATATTCAACAACACACAGCAGGAACACAAGTAGATACAAGCACAATTGAAACCGACCATGTGTTTTTAAATTATGATGATAATGTTACATACTTCTCTATCTTTGCAGATGAGAACCAAACAAACTTAAATGACTTCAACATACTAGATAAATACTCACAAAAAATTGGATATATTCTAGCACAAAAGTATGATATGAGGATTTTAGACACAATCCAAACAGCAATGTCCACAAACGGAAAAGTTGGAATGGGTAACGCTCAAGTAGTAGTAAGACCCCAAATCGCAACAGCAACAGACGAAGAGGAGAGAGGAAATCAGATAGTATTAGCTATTATTGAGGCAATGGACAATAGGCATGATAGATATATTTGGGATAATGTAACTATTGTGACAAATGCAACTAATTACTCCCACATTTTACTAAGTAAATATTTTGCAAATAGAGATTATGTAGATGTTCTTGCAAGATTTGGAATTAAGCAAATTATTGTTTCTAATACCTTTAACCAGCAGAGAGAGTCAGAGAAAACAGTAGCTTTCCTTTATGGGGAAGATGTAGCAGGAAGACTAGACTTGTATAATGGGATTAGAACTAGTATAGATTATCTTCCAGACTATTTAGGGAATTTACTACTAGGTAAGTTTTTTATTGGTTTAGGTGTGCTAGTTCCAAGCCAATTAACAGAGATAAGAAGTGCAGTGTAGATTATGGCTTTTAATCTTCTTAGAGAGGTAAATAAGGTTTTAGAACTTCTTAGCTTACCTTTGGTAGATGACATAACTATAAACACAGATAGAGACGCCCAGAGGGTAGTTAATAAGATAGATGAAGTAAGGCTAGAACTAGAAGCTAATGGCTGGGGCTGGAATACCTCTAATAGGGTATTAGAACCAGACATCAATGGAGAAATACATCTTGACGGTATTTTAAGTTTCAGAAACCCTCTAAGAAGAGAACTACAATATAGGAACATAGATAATAAACTCTATGACATTAAAAAACAAAGTTTTAAGTTTGATAGTGGAACAAGATTGATACTCATTGAGGATTTGCCCTTAGACCTTGCACCACCATATTTTATAGAGTTAGTGACAGCTCAAACAGCGTGGGAACTTAGGGCTACTTTAGGTGGTAATATCCAAGATACCTTATCTAGCTTACAAGATAATTGGATTAGAAAAAAAGCTAATGCAATACAAAGAAACATAGATGAGCAAGGGCTTAACTTTCTAGGTTCTAAGAAAAATTGTAACTATTCATGGCGTTCTTTTTGGGGGCTAGATAGATGATAGTAAAAAATGTTTTTCCTGTCTCTACAAGCACACTACCAATTAGCAGACAAGGGCAGAATGAGAGTAAGCTAATAGAGAATATGTTAGTAGAGGATTTTCTATTAAAGAGGAGAAACGGAGCTAAAAAATATTCTAATCTCTCCCTTAGAGAGGATAGTTGTATATATACGTATGATAGAGGAGATAATAAAGAGACTTACCTCATAGCAATTACATATAAAGACATAGATGCACAAACACGCCAAGGGGTTATATATATATTAGATAACCAAGGAAACCAAAAGAATTTAAATTATAGGGCGTTTGGAAATAGTGACGTAGATTTAGATAACTATCTACAATTTCCAGCAGATATGACACCACAAGAGGTATTTAAGTGCGTAACAATAAGGGATACTACTTTTATTATCAACCGCACAAAACAGGTAAAAATGAAACCCATAGAACACAGCCCCGCAGTATTTTATAAGCGTAAGCGTTTAGTGTGGGCTAAAGAATCAACTACTCTAAACGGTGGCTACACTTATTTTCTAACTGTTGGCGGGACTACATATTGGACTAAAAGAGATGATACAATAAAGGTTATTGAGGACTTTGCACTAATTCCAAACACCTCTAAATTTGGAAGCGTTTTATCTATGCTAAAAGGGGCAGATACTGAAACTAGGGTATCTGATACTTTTGGGAATAAGGCTTTAAAGCTTATTTATAGAGAAGTGGAAAGAATAGAGGATTTACCACAAAATTTTGATAACACCTCCTATGAATGGTTTTATTATGAAAAAAATGACGGAGAGCCCTATTATGAGGTTTGGGAATGGTCGCACAGATACAATGATTACTATTTAGCAGAAGTCACTAGAGACGAACCAGATACGCAATTAGGAGGGGTTAAGCTTGTAGAGCCTAATAAATTGCCTCCACCTAGCCCAAACCCCCAGCCTTCTAGTTACGCCATAGTTAAAGTTAAAGAAAACGGGACTGGATACTTTGTAGAACATGAAAGAGGAAAGTGGATAGAGTGTGCCGACCCTTCAGAAGATAGAGAGATAGACAATAGAACTATGCCACTAACTCTATATCGCACCTCTTTAGATGATTTTAGTTTATCTTTTATGGAGCTAAAGAGAAAACACGCCACAGCACCACACCCACCATTTATAAATAATTATATACAAGATGCAGTTTATTATAATGGGCGTTTAGGGTTTGTTACCTCTGATAGTATCTCTTTAAGTGCTATAATAGAGGATAGGGCTATTAACTTCTTTTATACCACAGCAAGAGCAGAGTTATCTAACGATCCTAAATTTTATGGAATGAGCCTATCTAAGAGAGAGAAAATATTAAAGGTTGGAACTTTTCAATATGGGCTTTATATCTTTACTACTAATGGGATTTATATTAATAGGCTAGTAGGAGACACAGGAGAGGACACAAATTATATTGTTAAGGTGTCAGAGCTAAATATATCTCATGCGATAGTTAGTCAAAATATAGTTTACTACCTTGCAGATAATAGGCTTTACGCCACTAGTCCAGATGGAGCAAGTAGGGAAATATCACAGAGTTTCAGAGGCTTAATAAAAGGGGCTAAGGATATAGCAGTATATCCAGAAAGAAATTATTTATTTCTCTTAGATAGCACCTCTAACAATGTAGTGGTTATCAAAGATGGAGATTGTTATCTTTGGAACATTGGCACACAGATATATAATATAGAAGTGCAAGAGGGTAAATTAATATTAGTCGGAGCAGATGGAATATATGCTATTGACCTAATAAATGAGGATACAAATAATTATAGAGATGATAACAGGAATTTTATATCAAAAGTTTATGTTCCTAAAAACCTATTAGGAGAGGGTAAGACATGGCTTAAGTTTTGGTATAAGAGATTAGAGATGTTTGTAACTAATGGAGATTATAAAATAAGAGTAGAAAGAGACACAGACAGTTATATTATAAACTCTCTTCCAAATCCATACCCAAATAAACAGCATGTTATAAATGGACATAATTTTAACACCGATATAATAATAGAGAGTGTAGAGGATAAGCCTTTAGATATAGAATTAATAAACCTAACTTTAGAGGTTGAGCCACAACCAAAGAGAGGAGGATAAAGATGACAGTTAGACAATTTAAACCAAATAGGAGCTTTAGAAAGTTTGGAAAAGGTAGTAAGTATCTTGTTTTTATAGGACACAAGATAACTCCCTTTTATATGGTTGGAAATGATATAGTTTTGGAGTTTGAGCCAAAAGATATAGTAACTATATACAACTATTCTACTAGCACCGAAAAGGCTAATATCTTAGAGTTAGAGAGCTACAAACTTACTAATAGGATAAAACAAAACGATTTAGAAGAGACAAAACTCTTACTAGAACAAGCCAAAGCAGTTATAAAAAATATAGAGAATATAGAGAATATTCAAAAAGAAGTAGAGAGGGCAAAGGCGAACTTACAGCAACAAATTTATAGCCTTGAGAATGAGAGGAACACGTTTTATAAAAATATAGAGGATTTTAAATCAGAGATACAGCACCAAACTAAAACTTTCAAAGCCCTTGCTAACTCCTCTCTTAATCAGCTTAAAGAGTATTCTAGTAAGATAAACGATTTAAAAGAGAGAGCGTTAAAAGAGATAGACCTTAAATTTAAGAGTTTGGATATAGAAAGAGTAAACAAGATATTAGAAAAAATAAATAAAAAAGCTTTGGATATTGATAAGATTATAGAAAGAGGGAAAGGGCAGTTAAATAACACCTATTCAGAGTTAAAAACTCTTCTTTTCTCTAAAACAAATCTATCTATATCCAAGGTGCAAGAATTTGCAGATAAGAAGATAGAGGAATTAGATAACATGATTAAAAGAGATGAAATTATATTGATAGATAAAGCCACTAATAGACCTAAGAAACTATATATAGATGATGGCTTAATAAATGTTGAATAGGAGTTAAAATATGGCTAGTTATGTAACCCAAGAGCAATTAAATTTAGAGTGTGATAAAAAAGTAGATAAAACTTCTGTTGTAACTGTTTTAAGTGATACCCCCACAGAAGACAGAATACCATCAGAAAAATTATTAGCTACTGAATTAGAAAAAGTAAAATATCCTGATAATTTATGTGAGTGTTTAAACTCTTTTGACCACATGTATTTAGGATATAGAAGTAGCCATCCTAAAATGGATATAGACGGCAAGGGGCTATCGGTTGGCTTAATGTATTGGAACACTGTTGATAAAGTTCTGTATGTCTATGATGGCAAGGTGTGGCAAAAGAGTTTATCTACTGTTCCGTTTAGTGTTCAGGAGAGAACACACTTTAAGAGTTTTGATGTCAATGTTGATGGCACAACCTCAACAGTTGCAATCCCTGAGGGCTATAACCCTGATACTGTTCAAGTGTATTTAAATGGTGTCAAGATGTCTCTTGATGACTTTATTGCCATCGATGGACAAACTATAACTTTTACCGAGCCATTAGAGTATGATGATGTTGTAAGTGGGTTTAGCACATGGGACGGAGACTTAAGGAACTTTGATGTTGAAAACCTTACGAGTGGTGCAACAGAGATTGCAATACCAGAGGGATATCAGCTCCACGGATTGGCTGTATATGTAAATGGTATTAGAATGAGTCTTGATGACTATGAAGCACCAGACGGGAAAATTATAAGATTCAAGTTACCTCTAAATGTAAATGATGTTGTAAGTGGTTATTATCTTGTTTTAGATGATAGAACTACTCCAATAGTAACCGAAGTAGATAAAATAGAAAATGCACCAAATCCAGCAGTAAATGGTGCTATTGCGTGGGATAGAAGCCGTAACATGTTCTTTTATTATAGTGCAACAGATGGGGCGTGGATTGGTAAAAGAGAAGAGGGGACTATTGAGTTCTATGACAAAAAAGAGGATTTCCCCGATAAGACCACAGCAACACTAGACAAAATCTATATAGATAGAAGCACTAAAACCCCTTATATGTTTGATGGTTCTGAGTATATCCCACATGGAATATTATATAATCAACTACCAACTAAGGGAACAGATGGAGTTTTATACTTAGATGATAAGGGAGTATTGAGATATTGGGACGGCACGAGCTATCAGGTATTAGCAGACGCCCAAGAAGAAGAGATACAAATAGCAAATGATAGCGATGATTTCGCCCCTTTAAATGGTAGAAAACTATTTGTAAATACTTCAAACGACCATGCTTACTATTGGAATGGAACTGAATTTGTAGATATAAAGTCGGCTGGTGCTGGTAGTGTTGAGTTTATAGAGAATGAAAATGATGCAAATCAAGAGAACACTCTTTTTGTAGATAAAGACCATTACGGGAAACTATATTACTATGAAGATGGTAAACAAAAAAGAGCAAATAAAGAACTATGGAGAATGGCTAACGATTTGGATTTACAAACCAACGCTCCAAGAGATGAAGACTTTATTTATCTAGTAGATGATACGAACGTATTAAAAAAATGGGATAATGGAACAAATAGATTTGAAACCCTAGGAACTCCAAAAGTAGTCCACCATTTCGCACCAGAGGACGAAATAAACAAGGCTGATAAAATCCCAACAAGAAGTGAAGTAGAAAGCTATTCAGCGTCTAAGGCTTATACAGATTGTATTGTGTGGGGTAACTTTACAAATGATGAGGGAATATCCACACAATGGGCTTATAGTATAGATAGCGATGGGAAAGCTGTTCTAATTTACGCTAATGAACTAAAACAAGCCCACGCTTTTGCTGTATCAGATGGGGAACAAGAGACAAAAGGACAGTTAAGAGCCACCATTACAAAAGGAAATATAACTATAAAAAATGGAGATGGTGCAACTCTAAATATTAAAGAAACCGACGCAACCGACGACATATCTAACGGCTCAGGAAAATTAATAGTTACCTTAAACGGGCAGGTTATCCCTTACAAGGATATTACACAAAGTGGAAATGATGTAATAATTAACACTGATAGAGTTTTGCCGAATGGCGTTTTATATGATAATGCATGGATAGAATTTAAAAAATAAGGAGCTAAACAATGATACAAGATGCACAAATAGAGATTAAGCTAGGGGTTGATAAGTCAGGAGTCCCACATTATGCAAACATGACAGAGACTATTACGCCTAAAGTTCCAGTATTAGGCGATAGTTTAGAGTTCTCTTTATCTGCTGATACAAACAGATATACAATTGAGAATGCACCAGATAAAGACTGCTATATAGATGGAACATATTATGAGTCTGTAAATGGTGGTTTAATTTGTGCTAGTGACACAATAGGCAACCACTCACTAAAGCAGAATGAAGTAGGTGGAAGAGTTGGAAACCTCTCAATAGTTTATAACAGTGAAGATGATGAAGTTATAGACCTTATAAAAGATGACACTGGAAAGGTTTTAAAAAGAAGATTAGTTCACGCCTTATGGAGTAGCGACCATTCAGACGGTGAACACCTTTCAGATAATAGAATCCAATTATCTTTTGTAGCGTGGGACGATGAGAACCACATTTTGGAAGCTGTCGAAATTCCAAGTGGAGATTATAAAGTATATTGGAATGAAGCATATAACAAGGGAACTTTAGCAGTAGCTCAAAAAGAGGGCAAAGTTTTAGAAAATTATAGATTGGGTGGTTTTGCTGAAGATGAATTACTAGACCTACAAGAACCACACCCTTTTTATGTAGAGGCTACTAGCAACAGTGACCAAGCTATAAAAGATGATAGAGTTGTATTGGTTAATGTAGGAGTAGATAGCACGAACACTACTTTAACAGATAGCGATGGAAACGCGTTAGACTTTACAATAGGACAATTAGAGAATGTAAGCTTTTTAACTTCAGATATAAATAAAACACTCTTTGAGGTTGCGGGGGCTAATATCACATATAATGGCGTTTTAGTTCCACCAAGTAAAGTAAAGGTAAATGGAGTTAATCAAATAAAGTTAGATTTATCTACTACGATTGCAACTAATTTTATTTATCAAGGGGACTTCATAACACTACAAGGGGTTAAATAATGATAAAGACATATAATCAAACAGATATAAAAGATAACCACCTAATGCTAAGATACGATAGCAAACTAAGAGTTTTTGGGACTGATGGCGTTTTATTTGCAATAGATCCAAACACTGGCGATATTTATAGGGCACTGGAAACCGTCGATATAATGGCGGATTCCCCGCTGAATGACCCTTCTAAATGGTTAAAAGTCGATTTAGTCCATAAACAGAAAGAGTTTAATACGAATATAGGAGCTGTTAAGAATGGCTTTGATTTACTACTAGGAACTGGGCTTACTATTGGGGTTGGACAAGGAAGACTAACAATATTTGACCCAGAGAGAATCGCATTTGATATATATGATATTCCAGAGCAACAAAACAAAACTTTTGACTATATAGACACAGATGGAAATATTACAGATGCTAATCAAACCGAGATAGACCCTCTCCACTATGTAGATGGGGGAACGGTTAAAGAGTTAAACAAAAGCTATAACACCACCTTTCAAAAGCTATATCTCTCTAAGAATGGAGATTTAAAGATAGTAAGAGGGGATAGAAAGTATACATCTTTGAATACTGCTAGTTACCAGCATATAGACGAACCAATACCAGACCTACAAGAAAAAGGGTTATACTTTATTGGTGGGCTATTAATTAGAAAAGATACCGTAGATTTGGGGAGTAAAAATGTTAGACAAATTTACGCATCCAAATTAGGTGAGGCACACATTGGAAGTGGTGGAAGCTATTTCTCCCTTTTGGAGACTCCAACCCAAGATGAATCTACCTTAGCAGATATAGAAGCACCTAAAGAGGGAGAAACTAGACAGCTTACCTCTTATTTGCCAGATATTGTTTTATATACTTTTAACAAAGATGCAACAGATGGTATTGCTCCAACTGATGGGAGTCAGGGCTACTGGAATAAATTAGAAGGTGGGGGAAAGCTTGACACTGTAAATATAAATACAGATTTTACAGCCGAAGCAGGAAAGCAATATCTAGTAGATAGCACTAACGGTGATATTGTTGCAACCATTCCAAATCCAGACACTACAACAAAGGGTAAATATATCTCCGTTACTAAGGTTGATGAAAATGATAATGAAGTAATTATTGAAAATGAGAATGGAGATGTATTATATACTGTTGGGACTACTAAGCAGAGTGTAGAATTAATCTATACAGAAGATAGTGTTAGAGTTTTAAGTGATTTTGATCCACAACCTTTAAATGTAGATTATTCCGCAGTTGGGCGTTTTGTATTCCAAGTAGAAGACCACCAAAAAGGAATATACGCCTTAAACGGACAGACTGTAAAAGATAAGCTACTAGCAGAACATATTAATGCTAATGCCTCTAAATATGTAGGATTTAGTGTAAATGGGTATGATGTAACTCTTCCCGATTGGAGAGGAGATATCTTGTATGGGGCTGGTGGTAGAGGGCTACCAGAGGAAATAGGCGAACTTGTAGAACAAGACTTACAAGAACACACTCACGCTATTAAAATGGCTAGTGATGATGATGCGTCAGGGAGTGGCTATCCAATTGAGGGTTCTCATGCTGGGTATTGGAGAAATACCACTACTTATGGCGGACTATATACAAGGGTTTACGGGAGAACTGCAACGCTCTGTATTATAGGGACTAGTTACATTAAACTTGACAGAGATTCAACTATTGCTACTGCTGTGACTGTTACATTCAATGGTGCAACAGTGGATAACGGAGAGACTTCACGCACTATCTTAGAGGGTGTTCATGCTTATAGATTTAAGGTGGATTTACCAGTAGGAAAAGAATTAGACACTGTGTCTAATGCTGTTATAGAGGATAGAAAGAAAGGTTATATCAATGTAGCCCAAGCTATGGGGGGTGGAGATTTAACAGTTAATATTGCCACTAGAAATATAACAACCAACTCTATATTTAAAGTTCTTGATAACAACACCGAGGCTTTTATGATGAGAGGAGATAAAATCCACTCATGTTTTAAAGATAACGCCTTAACTTCTGTAACTGGGATATACGCTGTTAATGATGTAGATTGCACCATTATCGAGGGGATTAACTGGGCGTCCACTTATAACTTTGGTAGTAGAGATATAGCTTTAGGTGGTGGAGGTATAGACCTAAATACTAGAAATTTTGAATTTAGCTTTTGGCATAGAGTAGCAGTTGTAAGAAATAGTAACTACCTAATTGGAAACTCGCAGAATAGAAAAACTCAAAAATCAATTCATATTGGTTGGAGAGATAGCGACACATTTACAGTTGCTTTTTATGGAGCTGATGTAAACTTTGATGGGTTAAAGCAATCAGACTTTACAGACACTCTACACCATATCTTTATAAGCCATAACGCATCTACAAAGCAAACCTCTTTATATATAGATAATACCTTTATAGGAGAATTAATCCATTCTGCTAACTATTTGTCTAATTTTGATAGGATTTTTAGCACTAACGCATCTACTGTAAAATGTGCAATAGAAGCTACATTATTAAGATGTAATATAGATACAAATTACAACGATAAGGAAGCACACGCAGAGGCATATTATAATTTCGATAGAGCATTGTTAGGAATTTAAAACAAATAGTGATATTGGGGTGGGTGGTAGGGTTGGAGATTAGGGGCTATAATTGTTAAGTTTTCCTAAGAGGTTTATATATAGCCTTTTCCTTTTTCCTCCTTTGTAGTAAAGTGGGTATTAAGAAAGCTCCACTTTTTAAAGACTTCTCAAAATTTCCTATCCCTCTCTATTTTTGTTAATTTGGTAGAGAGGGGGGTAAAATCTTTTTTAAAATATCCCTTAGTTATAATATAGATATCTCCTGAAAGGATTTAAAAGTGCGAATATTGTTTTATCTTTTAATTATAAGTTTTGTTTTTATAGGGTGCGTAGAGCCCGAACCAAAACAAATAAAGATAGACCCCAAACCAAAAACAGTAGCTCCAAACAAGGCAAAAGAGATATACATAACTCCGCAACCTTATAGTTACTACACTGGTAGTTGTTGGGACGGGGGAAAAACTATAAATTGTGAAATAAAAAAGACTTATGAGCTTATTAGAAGATTGAACCTTAGGATAGAGGACAGTTTAAAAGGTTGGGGTGGCTGTTGCGATGAACGAGACGTTAGATAAGATACAACAAGATATAAAAGACTTAAAAGATGCTGTTTCCAAAATGGCTAAGATTCTATCCCATTTTGAAGCAATACAAAAAGAGATAGAATATAATAAGACTTTTGCAGATGAAGCGAGAAAAGTTATACATAAGAGGATAGATAGATTAGAGAGCGAAGTTATAAAGAGTAAAGATTTAACTCTAAAAATAATAATAGGCGTATCTAGCGTGGCGATTACAACGCTATTAGGAATACTTTTAGGAGTTGTTAAACTATGAGAACAATTAAGGGAATAAATATCCATTGTTCAGCGTCTAGCTTTGGGAGTGCTTCACTTATAAGAGAGTGGCATTTAAAGAGGGGTTTTAAAGATATAGGATATCACTTTGTTATCTTAAATGGGTGGATAAACAAGGATACTTTTATTGAACCTCTTGTTGGGCAAATAGAGGTAGGAAGGGACTTAAAGCTAGACCCAGCAAGTATTAAAGGGCATAATAAAGGACAAATATCTATATGTATGATAGGGGATGTTAAGTCAAAGTTTCATGAGAAACAATTTAAATCCCTGATATCTCTTTTAGAGGATTTAAGAAAAAGATATGGAATTGGAATAGATAAAATTTTAGGTCACAGAGAGATAGCAAGTAACAAGTTATGCCCATGTTTTGATGTTGGTAAAATTAGAGAAATTTTATCCATTAGAAGAGAATTAAAAATAAAACAATAAAGAAAGGAACATAATGGAAAAAGAAGAAAACAAAATAAAAGCAGATATGGAGCAATATTATAATACAACCTCTAATAGAGAGGTGGTTCCAGCAGATACAGAAATAAGGGGAGAGGTAGGACGAGAAGAGGGTAAACAAGATTTACCACCTTTAACAGATAAGGAGGGGGATATATATGTTGCAGGTTGGCGTCCTCTTATCGGTTGGATTGGAGCTATTGGGATTGGTTTTAATTCTGTTGTGGTTCCAATATTAAATAGTTTTGGATTGGATATAAAGCCAATCGATACAGAGGCTATTATTGCGATGGTTGCTGGGGTGTTGGGGATAGCGACCATGAGAACATACGAAAAAAATAAAAATATAGATACTAAGGAGATAAAAATAAAATGAGTCTAGAAAATAGAGATTATGAGCAATTAATAGGGAAAGGTAGTAGTTCTTTAGAGTGTGCAGATTGTAATGTAACAATAAAAGCAGGAGACAATAAGCAAACTCAAATACTCACACAAGATGGAGAGATTATAGCTAGTTTTGATGAGGCTACTAAATTAACTACACTTGACACTTTAAAGGTTACTAATGATACATCTTTAGATGGCAATGCAACAGTTAAAGGGAGTTTAACAGCAGATAGTAATTTGCTAGTCAATGGTAACACTACACTAGGTGACGACTCATCCGACACCATAGAAATAAAAGGGACTTCAGCCTTTAAAGAGGATATTCAAGCAGATAAAAACTTAACAGTTGATGGAGTAACTAAACTAAATGGCGATACTTTTTTAGGAGATACAGACGCCGACACAATCAG